AGGAAAATCGCTGAATGCCATTGTTTTTAATTAAACCGCCAGTGTGAGCTATTGGCATTGAACCAACAGCACTTAAAACCGCTCCAATAGAACCTACTGGACCACCAGCAACCGCAAGCAATGCTCCAGCCACTCGAATAAACTGTTGCATTCTTTGCCCAGCATTATCTGTTTCCTCACTCATTATATTCATTGCATTACCTAGACCACTAATAGCTCCAGATAATTGATTAGAAACAGAAACCATATCTTTTCCATTTTTGATTGCGTCTACTCTTGCCTGTACTAATCTCATCACTGCTTCAGCTTCTAAAATTTCTGCATCTGTAGTAAGGTTTGATGCATTGATTTTTAATATGCCAAGAGTTGCTAATTCACGATCAAATACTAATTTAGTTTTCATCAAATCAGATAAATTTTGTTCTGCTTGAAAAATAGTTTGAGCAATCCGAATACGTTTTTCATCTACATCATTATTTTGCATGTTAAGTAAAATTGTATCAGCCATTATTTTATTAATTCGCTCTCTTGCATCTGCATCTATACCTAATGTAATTGTTTGATTTCCAAGCGTATTAATGTATTGTTGTGTACTGTTGGTGAGTTGCTGTGTACTAGTATTTAATGCTTGAGTTTGTGTGTTTAAACTAGAAAAAGCGTTGGTTGCTTGTAGCAACTTGTCAATACCAAAGGCTGCGCCTACCGCAACAAGTGCTTTGACTAACAACATATATTTTCCACCTAGTGCTGTAGTAATGGTAAGTAGCTTACTAAATTCAATTCTTGATATAACTACAGCCGAAGTAACAATACCAAATGCAGTAGCTAACTGAGATAATCTTTGCAAGTTTAATGCACGAAAAAAACCTTCTACTGAATTAACCATTTTGGTCATAGATGGCAGCATAACCTCACCTATCATTGCTGCAAACCTAGTGATAGCATCATTCATATTAGACACTGCACCAGTAAAGGTTTCAGATAGACGTTTACTACTTCCTTGTATACCAGCAACAGGATCAACCATTGCGCTTATTAGTGCTTTGCGAAACTGTGGTAATGTAAGTTTGGTTAAATCTTTAATTCCTTGTGAATCTTTTATAAGTTGCAAGATACCACGTTCACGAAGTATATCGGCTGCTCCAGCACCACCAGCAAAAGCGCGACCTAATGCACTTGCTGCTTCGGTTGCAGTTGTACCCATAAACGCAGCTAAGTCTGTTACAGAACCTAACGTGGCTTTTGAGTTTACACCAAACGCTTCCAATTGCGCTCCAGCATTGACCACATCCTGTAATGCAAATGGTGTAGTTGCTGCTACTTTGTTAAATACTTCAAATGCTTCTTTTGCAGCTTCGGTGCTACCAGTCAAACCAACCAATCTGGTTTGCACATCTTGAAAACCAGATGCAGCCTGGATAAACTTGTTCATGGCTGCTGCTGCTCCACCTACGGCAAAGGTGTACACTAAAATCTTATTTCTTAATGCACCTAATGAGCCAATTAAACCTTTGGTCCTACCTCGCAGTCTTTCTGTTTCATCGCTAAACCGCTTGGTATTTTTAGACAGCTTGTCCATATCAGCATTGGCTTTACCAAAACCTTTGCTTCGGACTTCAATAATAAATTTTTTCTCAGCCATTGCTTTTCTTTGTTTCTTCGTTAATCAATGCATTATACTCTTCATCAATAGCTGAAAAGATGACTACGCGTTCATATTCTGCTTCATCAAGTGTTCGTGCTAATGGTAGATGAAATCGTTTCATGCTCATATACTCTTCTAGCATATAATTTGTTTCTGCATTGCAAAAGTATTTAGAATCAGCACAATGCACTAAAGTATAATAAAGATTTGCTCCAGGAGTAAACTTCTGTTCCTTATCTTCTGCCAATGCACGATCTATTTCATTCCACAGTTCTTCCTCTGTGTATGTAATAGACTTCTTTAATGTTGGTGATTGTGCTTTGTATGGAAACACCAAGTTGCGTGATGGTTGTTGTTTATAAAACATCCAAGTGGCAACTCGGTGCATAATTACTTTTTTTTAGACGGCTCTTTGTATTGGTTATATACTTGCATTAAGACTTCATCAATCGCATTATCATCTAATTTTGCTAGTTGTTTTTCTGGATCAGTGAAAGCATAGTTTAGTACCCAATCAATTACATCAAAGAATTTTGCAGTATCTACTGAACCATCCAGTGTTACTGCTTTAATTTCTAATCTATGTAATTCGCGCCTTGCTTTAAAAGTTATATCAGTGACATCAAATGTGCCATGATCTGTTTTTACTGTCATGTATCTCTCGCATATAAAGTTTCAGTCCTACGCGATGGTGATACCAATTATTTCAGCAGTTTCACTAGCTGCAAATGCTCTAAATGGAATACTTTGTAACATAAAATCTCCCATTTCTGGTTTAGAATTATCTATCATTACCTTCTGACAATCAATGATAAAATCACTGCCTTGTGCTAACGCTAAAACAATACCAGTTGAATTACCAGCAATGCTTGCATCTAAATCGTGTATTTCATCGTCACGCTTTGCAACCAATGTGCCAGTAACCTCGTATGGTCCAGTTTGTGCATAACCGTATGGATAGTAATTTGTAGTGTCTTGGTAATGCACACGAACCAATGGCCTTGAAATATTTATTTCCCATGAATTTAATATTAAAGTTTCTCCACCTAATGTATTTGTTGTTAAGCCAAAGATGTTTTTAGGTGCATCGGTATCTAGCGTTTTTGTATTTGGTGCAGCATATGCACTTTGTACTGGCCTATACCCAGTAACAAATGTTGTCTCTACAACCATTTCACCACCATTTGCACCTACATCTTGTCTCATTGTCATAGAGGTAGCAAAGCATCCAACCATAGATACATCAATTAATCCACCAGCAAGGTCTGCTCCAGCATTTTCAAATAATAAAGTTACTGCATTTACGTTTGTACCACCATGTTTCATGGTAGTAGAACTATTGTCGTTTGTGTTTACTGCTGGTGTTAGTGATGCTTCAGAACTTCCATCTCCAAACAACGCTAAACACGATTTTAATACTGCTGTAGGAGTACCACGCATGGTTAAGGTCACTTCATACATTTGTGTATCTGGACGATGATGGCCTTGACTTGCAAGTTGACCTAATAATCCAGATTTATTTGGTGCAATGTCTAATGGTGCAGATGCACCTTCAATATTAAAATCAAGCACTTGTAAAAAATTCCATGTGTCACTGTTTGCATGTGCTGTTCCTAAAGCCGCTGATCCATTGCCAATACCGACTTCAATAATATTTCTTGGTTGAAAATTAGTTGCCATTACTTATCTTCCTTTTTTGGTTCTGCACTTTGCAAATGCGATTTTAATTCTTTAGGTACGTGGGAAAGTTTGATGGTAAGTCCTTGTAACAAACGATTATGTTTTGCAGCACTACCAAACGCATAAAAGTTTTTATCATCTGATAATTTTTTGTAGGATTCTTTTGCTTTGTATTTCACGATACTATCTCCATTACTGACATGGTTGTAGACATGTTAACATTTAATAATTCTGGTCGATCTTCATCACGACCATATTCAATATTTTCCACCGCAGCATTGTAAAACTGTCTTGTTCCGCTTACACTGTAGTTTCTATTGTTGTACATAAGTCTTTTAAATCTTTCTGCAATTAATGCCACTTGTTTTATACTGTTTTTGCTATAATTACCAGAGTAATCTATTTGGTAATTCACATTGACAGTATAGTTTCTCACTTGACCAATATTAATTTCTTCTACATACTCATCACTAACTGGCGTAATCAGAAAACTTTGATTACCTCTATCAGCAAGTACATCATACAACACTGGAATAGAAAATTCGTTTGCAAGTATAGTATGTAAATTGTCAATAACTTTGTCAAAGATGACGTTCTCAAATGTAATTGCCATCTACTTATAGTCCTTTCGATGACATCATCTATACAACTGACCTGACTTAACACTGCCAATTGGAATTCCATCGCTTTGAAAGGTTATGCTCCACTCGTCTCCACTAGTGTATACTCCAGCTTGAAAACGAATTTGTGCGCCATATGCTAATGCTTGGTAATCACCGTTAATTGTTTCTGCATCAATGACTTTTTGCATACGTAAACCAGTAGAGTCTTTAACAAACACATCATATTTTACAGTACTTGCTGATCCAGGTGAAAACGTACCAGCACTGCTAATAACCACACGAACTTCATCGTAGTCTGTATTCGGTGGACCATACATTTTTATATCTTCAATATAACCAGTAGAACTGCCACCAAGCTGAATTTCAGAAATTACACCAGACTCTGAACGAAAACTGGTTTCATTCCACATTACATATTGACGTTGTTTTAATTTGGTAAGCAAACCATCTTCACCCAACGCTAATTCTTCAATTGCCTCTGCACGTTCTAAATCTTGAGAGCGCATTAAATCAGCGCATGCAAGTATTGCATTAATACGTATTACAATAAAATCATATGCACGATCAGATGCTCCCTGGTAATTGCTATTATTTCGTTTTACTATAGGACGATCTAAATAGCTACGCATACGATCTGCTTGTTCTTTACATACAGTAGTTTTGAGTCCATCCCAATCTTGCCCAGCTTCCACAACTGCACTGTTTAAGGCACTTACACTAGATGATGTAACAAAATACTGCAATGTGTCTGTCGATGCAGTGTACTGTGCTTCACCATTTGCATTAGGTGTGTCTGTTACCATCGTGACTTCTGCTTGGTCTACAAACAATTGTGATACATATCCAGTGCCAGATAAAGCATATAAATTACTAGTTGCAGTGGTAGACCAATTGGATGCTAGTATTCGTTTACGGTCATATTTATCAATGTCTCCAACCACTGCTTGAAGATCGGTAGTATTATTACAAAATGCTGTTAAATAACTCATGCGTATGCAACCTCTTCTCTTATATTAGGTAAAATGGTGACATTCGGTATCTGCGTGGTGATAATCAATGCTACAATCATACCTAGAATTAAATCAGTATCTTCATAACGCGTATGCAATTGATCTACTAAACCTTGTAATTCTTGCATCACTTCAATTAATCTGTCAATCTGTGCAGCATCATCCATATTTACTTACAACTTCCATAAAATGTTCTGGTGTACCTTTTCCTTTGGCAGTATTGAAATAATCTTTCCAGTAGCGACTTTGCTCATCTAGTGTACGCGGTAATGGCTTTGGTACTCGTCTATAGTGCAAACGGCATAATACAATTTGCGCTGCTATATTTGTTGTTAAGATATATCGCCATTCTTCTTCTTTTGGTTCTAAAAAGTATTTCCAATCCAATATGCAAACTTCTGCTACTTTTTTCATTAGTGATTCGCGATATTTTAAGTAGTTAGTACATACGTCTACCGCTACCCATGGTTCACACTGAAAAAACCCGCGTGCTGGGCCTTTTATTTGCTGTAAGTACACATACTTAGACTCTACTAAGCCTGTATTGTACACTAAGTCTAATGCTTTGGGATCAGCGTATTTTTCGCCTAGCTTTTGTAAGACATCGTTAATGATGCCACGCATTTGTTTTTTATCGACCACGTTTCATCTTTTTTGTTTTTTTCATTGGCTTTTTCTTACCCATCTTTTTGCCGTAACCTTTTTTACTTGGCATAGTAACTCCTTTATTTTTTTAATGTTGCGCCACTAATAATCATTGCAAGCAAGTTTTGAATTAAATCAGCTACATCTCTAAAAATTGGAGCTTCTTTTTCATCTCTAACAAATGGTATGTTTATAGCTTTGTCCATGCCTTCTGCTATGATTGTTTCAAACTCATCGCTCTTTACATATACTAAAAATGCTTCTTTTAAACCATCTGCTTGCTGTTCAGCTAACTCTGTTGCTTTTGCAACCATCATTGCTTTTATGTCCATTACATGATCTCCATTATTACGTTTACAATTACTGGAAAAGTCACTAGCGCAATTGTGCCGTAGACTTGCACTTTAGCAAGTGTGCGGTCGTGTTCGCTAACCTTTCCGTTTAATTTTTCTAAATGTTTTTCTACGCGAGTCATCATATTAAATAATGTTTTTTGACGCTCATCTAGCTTGACTAACATTGCGTATGTATCTTGTTCAGTTGGCATTAGTGCTTTCCATTTATTCTAGACAAATTGCCTTTTATTTCCATAAGTATATCTGATAAATCATTCATTTCCTCAACCATCTTTTCATGCCGCCTGTCGCGTGTTGCATCACTAGCATTCCACCTATCAACAAGTTTAATAACTATGCTACTTGTATTAGTGGCTATTTCTTTCATTCTTGCCATTTCTTCGCGTATCTGTTCTAGTTCTTCATCTTGATGTTTTTGGCTCTTAATTAGCGAATTAATCATTAATGAAAGCAACATAGCAAGCAAGCCAAGCGCGCCTAATTCTCCATATGCTTCAATTAGTTGTGTCGTATCCATAAATGCACTTTATCATTCTTTTTATAATTTTTGTATTAATGTTTATTTTACCAATATTGCGAGCAAGCATAAGCAATGCTTGTTCTTGAATTTTAGCTTCTTGCGCTTGACTCACAGTACCATCCACCATGCAATCGCAGTTTCTACAATTAAGTCCGATGCAGTATTGTACGCCCATGCCTTTTTCGTACCGTAGGTTTCTTCGTCACCTTCTATCAACCATTCAAAGATTTCCCAAGCGATACCAATAAGAAACACGGCCATTACTACCCAAAAATCTGACCAGTCTAGCCACATAAATATTTTTGCTAAGAAAGCACCAGCTGCAAGATGATATGCAGTCCAGCCATCTAATTGACTTGTTCTGGTTTGCCATGATACTAATGTTGCAAGTGGATTTTTCATCGTAGTGTCACTTGGTTATAAACTAATTTATGCTTTACAATGTCGATGCGCCCATGACTCTGACCGCAATTTTCTTCACAATGATCTACGTAATATTCTTCACATACCTTAAAACTGTCGCTGCGCTTTACTATTTCACCATCTACCAACACAAAATAATCTTTTGCGGCACTAGGATACGTAAATTGAATCATATCTTTATTTTTCAGCTGCACGGTTTTCAACATACCCGGTTTGGTGTTTTTATAAAGCGCAATATCATTGCCTTGAGAGCATCGACGTACTAGCATTATTCTACTTCTTCTTCCTTTGCGAGTGATTCTTCCATCATGCGAACAAAACC